AAAGAATGGGGGTAGAATAAGACAACCAATGTTTACTAGAGTATTCGTAAAGCCTCTGCGCATGTTTTGGATTACTCCCAAATTGTTTTGATACGAAAGCGAATCGTTGCTGAGGGCTCGTCTCTTCTTCCTTCATGTACGACTCTTGCAGTCGCTTAATTCCTAAGATATCGAAAAGATTATCACGTGAATAATCTACCTCGATGTCAAGATATGTGTCTGACATTGATTAACTCCAACTATTATTTTTTATTCTGAGACGAATGTTGCTGTAAGGGGAAATATTTCAGTGATTACCGTGGCGCATAATTTAGCGATATCGATGTGTTCTTGCTGTGTGCCATTTGCCGATCGGAGTTGTATATAGTGAATCCAAGAACGCAGGGTTCCGTTCATGTAAAGACGCGAGACTGTCAGTCCTTCTGGTAGTACAGCACGTGCTTGCTCCTTGGCAATTCCATGAGAAATTGCCCACTCATATGCTTCCTTAGCCTCTTGAATAACCCGCTTTTGTCGCTCTTCCCACCACGCTTTCACAGCAAGATTGTCTGTTTTTATGCTGTTTTGTCGATTAGACGAGTCCTGTAGGCGAGCTTCTCTGTATACAAATTCAAGATCCTTTGTCGGGTCAGCGTATCGTTGACTGAATTCTTGGAATGAGAAACTGCGGTGTCTGAGGATTTGGCGGGCGATATCTCGTGTTGTTTCGATTTCGAGACATGCGGAGACCATTTCGAGCGGGCTCCAGTGTTGGTTTTTAACGAGGTACTTAATGAGCTTTTCCGACGTGCCAGCATTAAATTGGTTTGCTGGATTCGATACTCTTGCACAGAACGCGATAAGTTCCTGGACGTCATAGAGACCTTGTTCATATATTTCCCTGCTTGGTTTTGAAAAACTAATCAGCTTGACCTTCATTTAATGATTCCCTCAACCCAATTCTCACAAGTATCTTCAGCGTATTGAAGGTTATGTTCTGTTAACATCCTCGTCTCACGCTTCTCATCATTCTCAAAAAATTCAACTTCATACCCAGCCCACGTTGATATTACACGGGCGCGCCTACCATTGTCTCTACCATAAAATTCACTTAAAAATGTTCTCATATTTTCTTCCATTGTGTTAACATCATCTTTGCCAAAAGGTCCCTATATGTATGCTGATCTATCAACTGTTGAATGCTGTGTGGGGTCATCCCAGCAAGAACCATATCATTGATATCTTTATATTGCATACTTTGAGGCCATATACAAACATCATACCCCAAATTAATTACTTTTTCAATAGCATTAACAATATCTTTATTCCTTGGCTCATTATCATATACAATTGTTGTGTTCTCTGGCTTTAGACCAACCTGCACAGCTGTTTTATCCAAATGAGCACCACCCATTGCAAGACAGTTATGTAGGAACATTGAATCTATTGGGCCTTCTGTCACATAGACTCTCTCGTTCAAATTAACCGCATCTAGCCCGTATACACGCGGCTTTTCCTCGTCTAATATGATTGTGATGTATCTTGGCTCAACATCGAAAAAAGCACGCCCTTGATACCCGAATAAATTGCCTTTTTGATCGACAAATGGAATAACGAGTCTCGGTTCATCTTTTTTCGCAAGATCAAATTTATCTGGCTTCAGTGTGTTTGTCCAAGCCTTAAACCTTGGTGCAAAGAATAGTTTGGCATGATACCTATTTGGTATCTGTCTTTTAATAATATACTTACGAGCTGGGTGTTCTATTTCAAGCTGCGATATCTTTTTCAACCCGCTAAGAGCTGTATATTTGATAAATTTCGGAGTAATAAACTTTGATATATCAGCAGCAGGCTCGATGATACGATCTGTATTATACGTATTTGCCTTTTCGATATATCTTTCACGGATGTAATCTTGATATGCGGATGGATCAACCGTTTCAAGGAACCGGCCAAAAGGCATACTAACATTACAGTTGTGACACGTATAGACATAGCCACCTGAGCTACCAAGAATGTAGCCACGTGCTTTTGTTTTGCTTTTACGGGAGTCGCCGCAAATAGGACAACGCATGTTCCAAACATCGTTATCTTTCTTTGCAAACATAGACAGTCTCGGCGCCAGAGCGCCGATATATTTCAAATCAATCCAATTCATGATACTCTCCCACTAACGGTAGTGGACTATATCATAAATGGGTGGTTTTGTCAACCTAATTTAAACAAATGTGATGCTAAAAATCCAATAACAGCAGAACCACCAATAATCATCCAACGCCACTTTTCAAGTGCTGTCAGACGATCATCAATTTCCTCGATTTTTTGCATCATAGCTTTATGTTGTTCTTTTGAATCTTGTCTAAACTCTTTAAGCTCTGATCCGAGGTTACTTAGTTGATTTTCCAAAACAGCTATCCTTGATGTGGAGTCGAACAATTCCATCTCCGTACTCATTTCTTCACAGGAACTTCAGTACCTTCAAGCTTCTTGTGAACCTTCATTTCTTTACAATTTTGCTTGACGTTACCTTTTGCGTCTTTAACTGGCTTGCCATCTTTGTCTTTGACATCGACGCATACCTTTGTCTTTTCAGCCTCAGCATAAACTGCGGTTGTCATGCCAAACAATAATGCAATTGATAATACTAGTGATTTCATTTTTATTCCTTTTTAGAAAACTTTTCTGATGCTGTGAAACCTAATCCTGCTATCACGATATACATCATTGAATCAAACAATTTTGAATCCACTTTGTAACCATATACATCCATTGCAAAAGCCCACGCACACATTAGGAATGCTAATATGGTAACAACTCTTTTGCTGGAGACAGTATTATTAGTACCGTCTGATAACATACTTAGTATATAATTCATTTATAGTTCGGGTTGAGGGGCTGGAGCTGGGGCTGGCTTGCCTCCGAAACCTGTGACGACTTGGGGTTGAGATACGCTTCCAAAGCTGCTTCCTGCACCCATGGATTGTGATCCAAACGAATTCGTGACTGTTGGAGAAAAGCCAGGTGCTGGAGAGAAGGAAGATGAGCTGGTTGTTTCATTTTTTTGTACTGGTGTTGGTGGACGTTCCCATCCTTTATTCGCTGCTTGTAATGCTGCCTTCTGAGCATCTTTATCATTACCAGCAAGCATGATACCAGAAAGAGTACCTGTCAAAAATGTCGCAATAGGAATAATCAATTCAAAAAACTTCTGGTCGATTGGACTGATAGCATTCAGTGGCTGTGTCACAAAGATAATTGAGTACAGAACAACAAACACAATACCAGTTAATGTCAAAGCCAAGCAAATTCCAATAAAGAATTTCAATCTCGCCATCAATTGTTCTTCTGTATACATTTGATTATTTTCCACAATTCGCTCCTTGTGCTGTTTGTGCTTGGCATGCCATTGCTGGAGCCACAGGTATAGGTGTTTGAGTTTGTCCATCTTTTGAGGGTCCTAGTCTAGGGTCGCGTTGACCTTTAAAAATATGTTCAGGACAAGTTCTTGTCACATCACATTTCGGTAATTTACAAAAATCTTTTTCCCAGTTGTCGGGATCTTGACATGGATAACGGAATCTATCACCACCAAAAAATGCTAATGCAAGAGGCAGTACAAGTAGAGTTATTGCAATATAGAATAGTTTTTTATCGTTCATTATGGGCACCAACTTGTTTTTGCTTCACCGTAGTATTCTCTTGCGTAACCATTAGCAATCAGCTGTTGGCGCAAACTTTTACCATCAAGAATAACATCACCAAGAACACGGCCACCATACTTATCCCAATCCATCAGGACAACTTGTCTCGATGATGATGCATTGATAGCAGCTTTTGTGAATGCAGTAGCAGCTTGCCCTCTTGCATCTTCAGACGGGCACTTCGCTCTAAATCCTTTTTCTGGTGTATCAACACCAAAAACTCTTATTGACAATTCTTTCTTGAGAGGATCGGGCAGCCACATAGCTTGAAAAGCAACAGTGTCACCATCAATTACACGAGTAATGACGGCATCATACACCACACCAGCTCTTTGCTGTTGTCCGAATACGATAGCAGGTAGTAATGCTAGAATAAGGAGTATCTTTTTCATTAGTGTACTCCTAAAACATGCAGTGCATGTTCATAATGTTTGATACGATCTTCCAGTCCAATTGTACCACCATTAATACGCTTGGTTAAAGTAAGAATATCACCTTTATCCGCCCATTGATTGAGGTTGTTGTTTTCCCAGAACCAGCACGCTGATTGAGCAGCACCTTCAAATGTGGCCATATACTCTGCTGCTTCTTCTACAGAAATTTGCAATGAGCCAGCAAAGAATGTATAGTTGTCTTTACCAGTCAATTGAATGAGACCACGGCCACGATACTTGTAACCATCACCTGAAGACTCATCACCGTTACCCATTCGCGATGCATAGATTCTATTTGCAATAGCTTCTTGTTTGTTTGGTTTCGCACAGTATTGAGCTGCTAACTCATCAGTTGGAAAATACTTAGCAAATAATTTACGCAACGTTGCTGGCTTGTAATTTAGATTTTCTTGCAGCGCTGTAAAACCACCAGATTCGTGTGAACATTGAGCAATAAATGCAGCGATACGTTGTGGTGTATTAATTTCATAATCTGGTAACAATTGTTCCAGAGCATGATGCCAATGATCGATGTACGGATTCTTTGGAAGTAATTGTTTTAGTTGTTCTTTTGATAATTCCATTATTTTACACTTTCAAAAATGTTTTTCTGTACGTTATACCATTCAATAAAAGCATCGTGTTTCACGGCACACTCATAATATGTTGAGTAGTTGATAGTTATCGTTTTTGATATATCACTCAGTTTTGCATCCTCGTTCACTTTTTGTAATGAAGGACACTTCTCCATAATCTTTACAGGTACCTCTGGAAACTTAGCTGTAACAGGTACGGTTGTAGAGCATCCCGTGCACATTGCAACGAAAAAGATTGCTGTTACTATAACGAAAAGAATTGTGCTAATTCTTTGCTGTCTCTCAATGTCTTTCATTTAACAATTCCATTTTTTAAGAGCCAATGCTTTTCTTGTTGGTTCACCATTAGGCTTTTTCATTGGGCCCTCAACACCACCCATTCTTGCACAAAAGGATTTTCTACGTTTAGCTGACTTTGAATTGGGATCAAGTTTTGATGGCTTTGTTGTTACGGCCATTGATAGTTTTGATCCTGGATTCTCTCTGCGATAAGACATAATTCCTTTGCGGTTCAAACCACCTTTTGGATTCTTACCAGCACTCCTCGTCCATGCTGCTGTCTCATCTATCACTTGCTCTTGTGCGTCTTTAAAGTTTTGTTTTGTAGGTGCACCCTTAGAACCAGGTTTACGCATATGTTCGCCCGATCCATTTTTGATTCTCTCACGTTTGGCATGGATATTATCCCAAAGCCCATTCTCGTTTAATCTGAACTGTTTAAATGTAATCATTTTGGAGCCTCTGCTGCTTGGTTATGAGCTTGAATAAATTCTTTTGGTATCTCGCATTGTCCGCCAGGAGCAAACTTTGTATCATATTTAACAATTTCACGATCAATGTATTTAACGATTTCTTCACCGCGCGTCTTAACAACTTGTACCTTGTTAACAACTTTTGTTTCTATTTTTACGTTCTCTTGTTTTGCAGCAGCCTCGGCTTCAGCAACCTTATTCTCCATCTCTTTTACTCTTGCAACCCATGCTTCGTTATCATGGATGGCTCCTGCCATAAACAAACCAATAACGAAAAAAGCCGCACTAGCGGCTTGAACAGCAGTCTTGTATGGACCAGGTATGAATTTACCTATTAGCAGCCCGACAAAACCAATTAAAAGGATTGCGTAAAAAATCCAATCAGGTAGAAACTTTAGAACCCACATTTACAGGCTTTCTTTTTAACATCTTATTCATAATAGCTTTACGACCCCCAGGTTCTCCTTTTGGTCCAAAACCAATACCCTGCACATTACCAGCTCCAACAGCATTTATTGCAACGCCTGCTTCTTCAACAAATTGCTTGAATGTCTTCATATATGTCTTAATATTTCTACTATGTTTTCATCCATATGAATGTCTGAGCTGATAATATTTTTATTTTCTATTCCTATATTATAAACAACATCCGGCATATAACCCATCAACACGAGAAAAGGTTTAATGAAATGGTAATGTCCCTTCAATTTGAGAAACAACATTCTTGTTGCAGGTTCTGCTCCAAATATGTTATAGATGATTGTCAAATGATTGATTATTAATCTTTCTTTGAGCTCACCCGTCTCTTCAAACCTATTAAACAAACGCTTAATATACTTAAAACGATTAAGGTCATCATAAAACTCTAAGGTATCGTAACAATGGGGGTTATCATAATGTTTTGCGGCATATAACAAAAAATTAGTTTCATCAAGTTTTTCACGCATATTTTAAAAAGTACTAAGTGCAGCCCTCACCCATGTGTTGTTAGCCACACAAATGTAAACGTGTGAAGAACTAAATGTTATTTGACCTTTTGTTCCAGCAGAGTTAGCCAATGCAGGAACAGCTTCTCTTACATGCGATGCATATATGTTTGCGCTATTAGCTCCTAGTAAAGACGCTACCGTTACACTTTTTGTAACAGCGTTGCCACTAGGAGCATCTACAACAACTGTCAGGTCATCGCCTGACACTGCTGTCAGAGTTGGTAACTCTGTTATTTTTTTAGCGCGATCAGCCATTTATTAACTATCTGCAACTGTTGTATCATCACCAGCGTCACTAGCAACTGCTTGAGTCATGCTACGCATTGCTACAAGAGTCTCTACACGCTTACGACCGTTAGTGTTGTTGATACGAACCCAACCTGGTGTCTTGATTCCGTTTGCACGGTTAGCAGCAAGACGAGCTTCAGTTACGTCAACACCAACATAATCGATAGGACGCATACCAACGTGTGTACCACTGATATACTTTGGACCTGATTGAATCCAAATAGTAGCAGCAACGTTTGATGTTGCAGCGTATGTACGATCAATCGTCAATGATGTGCTGTTAGCAATTGCAGTCACACGATAACGTGTGTTTGCTCCAGCAGCAGTGTTTGCTGTCGAAATGAAGATGTTATCACCAACTTGAATTTCTGTATCAAAACTTGTTGATGAGTTTGCTGTTACAGTAGCGCTACCGTTTGTTAGCTTCGCTGTTCCTGTAAGAGCCGTTTGATCTGTTTTTCCCCATAGTGGCATTTTTCTCTCTCCTTGAGATTATTGTTTTAGTTATTTATTAGTCTTCCAAAGTCAGCATATCAAGGAGATACTGTGACTTTTTACCAATTTTGCGTTCTTTACCGTTGACATATAGACGAGTCTCACCATCTCGTCCAGGGTACAATTGTTCCCTCAGACGTTGATTTTCTCTGCGTAGATCTTCCTCTTGAGGAAGACGTTGTTGATTTTTTACAACTAACCGCGTTGCATCCGTAACGATAATCGCCATGGTAATCCTTATTGAGCTTTTGGCTTGATGTGCTTAATCTTTGCACCCATCTCTGCGGCATCGTCAAGGTGAGTATCAGTTAGGTGCTCGCCTACTTTGATACCATCGCTAAGATGGCTACCAACAGCATGCACCTTGTACTTACCACCACCTGCATGAGAAACATGCAATGCCATTGGGTGAACAGTTTCTTCTGTAAAAACTTTAAAAGACTTCATATTACATTGCTTTCTTTTTCTTTTTGTGATCCATGTGACCTTCGGAAACAAGAATCTCAATATCTTTTGTCTCTACACGTTTGATACCTTCAGCAAACATAACATCGTACCATGCAATGTTACCTTGTGCATCTGGTTCTGCGTGTTGGCTGGTCAATGTACGACCTTCACCGAACTGCTCAGACTTAACGTGGATAGCGCACTGGTGTGTGCTGTTTCCAGGTGTGTCTAGGTTCTCTTCTTTGACAGACTTTCTCTTCTCTCTGTCCATTTTTCTTTCATCAGCATCCTTACCAGGACCATCATCGAAAGTGCTAGACTTACGAGTATACTGTGTAACACCAGGCTTAATTTCTTTTTTATCAAACTTGCCAGTGCCTTTATTAGCATTGACAGCTTTCATCATATCATCCCAACCTTCTTGAGCCTGTTCAGCTTCTTCTTTCTTCATGCCAACACCACGTGCTTTCATCACATCACCGTATGTGATGCGCTTTTTGTTACCATGCTTTGCAGCAAGTTCTTTTTCGCGAGGTGTTGTTGGAATGCTACCTTCTGCTTCTGCAACAATCTCTTCTTTGACATTCTTTGTTGTCATTTTCTGAGTAGCTGACGAAGCGGCAGGCTCTGCTTTTGGTGCAGGCTGCGTTGGCATCTTCATTTGTTTACCAACCATTTTCTCATGCAAAGCATTTTGTTCTTCAACAAACTTTGCACGTGACTTTTGGTTAATTTCTGCAGCAGCTGCTACAAGTTTTGCGGATAGGTCCTTAATCATTTTTGCTCCTTAATCGTTATCTATGATTTTTAGTTTACGTTGCATTCTTAAATTTCTTGAGATACGGAATTTCTGATTATCAATATCCATATCTTTTGGTTCAGGTGTCTGTGAGAGTGATGGGCGAGTAAATTTCTTCTTTATATCCTCATCAGATACATCTGTTTTTGGATTAAGATCTTCTACTTTGTGAAGCTTTTTAATAGCTTTAACATGGTCTGCAACAAAACTATGTTCCTTCTCCATATCAGCTTCAATGGCAACTTTCATAATCTTTTCTGCATACTCTTCTGCCTGCTTAATATCCTCACTTGTTGCTTTGTCTACAGCAATCACACTCTTTTCTAATGCAAACAACTGGTCTAAAAGCTTTGCTGTTGTCTCCATTTTGTTACGATCAACGTCGACAGGTAGATTGCTATACAGCTTTTGAGCTTTCGGACACATCTCAAAGTTTGATGTCTCATACTGACCAACAACAATCTGATCTCTATAATGAGTCTCTAACTTCTTTTCATAGATTGAAGCAATTGCACTACGAAAGCTCTTATACTTGCTTTCGGTAACAGGACGTACGCGAATCGTACTAATTAATGATTTGTAACTCATTGCTCTTTTCCCTTAAGAATAGAGCGCAGCATCCACTGATGTTTCTTGTGAGCAACGATACGATCTTGCAAAAAGTTGGATAAGCCAATCTCTGTATAACGTTCCGCTAATCTAAACGCTTCCATAATACTATTGATAACTTTGTTGTTATCATTGTATAGATTACGGAACATGACCATTGCATCAGGTGCAACTTCTGTCTCGTCAAGTGTCGTTAGCTCAGCAATACGGCGAGGACCCAAAGGAGCATATGCATCCAATGTACGGATGAATTCACCAATATTGTCGATCACCCCGTCTATCTCTGCATAGAAGTCACCAAGGAATTCGTGATATGAGGGAAAGTCGTCGCCCTCTACATTCCAATGATACTGCTGTGCCTTCATACCGAGTGCAACGTTGTCGGCAAGATACACTTTCATTTGTTGAATCAGCTCTTCCATTATTTCTTTTCCTCTGGTTTCTTTTCGTCTTTCTTACCAAAGACTGAGTTTACATACGGAGCAGCAAGACGTTCTCTACGCTCGCGATCAGCTTTAATCTTTTCCAGAGCTCTTTGCATTCTAACAGCTGGTGAAGAGGCTTCTGTCATTTGCTTCTCTGTTGATCTGACAATGCCCTGTGATCTTTTTGCAGACTTCACTAGCATTTTTGTAATGTTGTCGTGTCTCTTAGAAGAAAATTGTTTTCTGTTCTTTTCCATTGCTTTTGATGCTTTTGCATCAATCTTTTTTCTATCTGATATAGCTGACCACATATAGCTGTTGAGTGTATCTTTTGACAACTCATCAATTTGTACACTCTCTCTCATGTATGATTGATATTTCTGAGCAAGATGTTTTTTCGCTTGCATCTCATCGCCTGTTGAGTGTTTCACGTTGCCTTTTGCATCAACAACATGGAATACAGTCTTACCATTGTAAACATTCTTTTCACGTTTAATATGTGGGCGCATTGCACCACCTGTACCCTTAATGCCAACACGTTCTACAATTGGTAACAAGTCGCAGTCTTCCATCATTGCTGCACCACCAGCAACAAAGGAGTTAACACGGTTCATAGCATATTGCTCGCGTGTCAAGCTTGAATTCAATGGGAGTGATTTGTATCCGCGTGTGTAGACTTGTTTGATTGTCTCTTCTGGCAGCTCTGCACTGCTTGCCTTTGCGTTGAGAACAATCTCAATCTTTTTTTCCAGAATTACTGTATGCTTTGATAGCGCAACTTTGAAACGCTCTTGGAACCCACGTTGTGGATCCACTTTTTCTGGCGGATTAATGATGACCTTTGCGTTTTTGTCGGTCTTCTTTAGTGAAATTGTTTTTTTATCATCAGTTGCTGCTGGAGCAGCTGACTCTTGATCTTTAATTTTATCCATTTATACCTCGAGGTTTACCTTGGCCTAACTCTGGTGGTATTTATAATCACTTATACTTCATAATACGATCATAAGCCACTTACACTAACAGGGGACACCGTTAGAACAACAGAAGCAGTGCCTGGTATATAAGGACTCGCCCCACCTACCGCTGTTTGTTCAGGTAAAGTAGGAATAGTAACATGAACTTCATCAGCTGTAAACCACATAAATTCAAAATATTCATTACTACTTATTGTCTTGATGTAAAAATTCCAACCAATTAGCAGAGCTCCGGGATTACCACCGTGACTCGAAGGGACGTCTATCTTTCCTGTTGATCCTGCAACATCAACACCATTTTGTCGTAACCAAATATAAACTGAATCAATTTGAGTACCAGAGTTTGTTAACTGCACACTGAACTGTGCGTTGTACAATCCTGGATGTTCGATCACTACATGACTGCTGTTGGCAATCGTGATGCCATAGGAAAAATCTGTTTGGTTATAAGTTAAGGCTGTGGCGGTTGAAGGATTACAAGTCTGAGTAGCAGTACTTTGGAAAGCTCCGTAAAAATTGTAATTATGACCAGTATCAAACGTGAACTTCTTCATCGACTCGTCGTATCGCAAGTAACGATGATCTGCAATAGAGTTTCGATCGACGTCATCTAGCCAGCGTAAATTTACTTCACCTCCACCACCCATTTGTGAAGTGTTACGTGCGTATCGATGAAGATCAGTTATTGTCTTCTTCATCGCATCCAGCTCGCGACGAATAGGATCGTCTATCTTATCTACCGCAGACTGCGTATCAACAGCCTTTGATATCATTTCAACAGACTTAGTAACGATAGTATTGACAGGTAGCTGTGGTAGAGGAGGAATTACATTTTCTACAATTGGCTCTACGACTGACTCAACAACAGATACAATCTCTTGTGGCTCTTGTTCTGGCATTGGCTCAATCACTACCTGCTCAACAAGCGCAGTAGGTACTTCTCTTTCGGCTTCTTGCGCAACGACAACACCAAACTGAGCACCAAGGCTTTCCAGCATTCTTTTTTCTTTTTGATGTCTTTCTTCAATCTCTCGAAGCTTGTCACTGGCTCCTAAAATCTTAGCAAAGTTCTCAAGGAACTCAGACTCTTTCATTTATGTCCCATCCCTTTACGGACGTCATTCATCATTTCTTTTGCATGAGCGTCCGAGACGTGCGCCGGGATCCCTTTACGGAATTCTTTGAAGTTGCCTTTTGCGGCATGCTCTCGCATCTTTGTGCCAGAGATTCCTGTATCACCCTCTGCATCAGGGTCGCGTTCTCCGGAAGAATGAACAGTGATTGATTTGAAGTTGTATTCTCCATGTTTTTCCTTCTTTCCATTATATTTGTCGAGTAATGCTTGCATCTCGTGTTGACGATCAGAGCCAGCAACGACGTGCAAGTGCTTGATACCAGCCTTATGCATTTCTGCAGCCTGGTGGAGAATAGTTGGTTTATCTTTATCAGCAGCAACTACATGAGAACCTTTAGGGAAAGCTCTCAATGCATGCTTTACTTTTTCATCCGTTGAAAGTGGATTCTTCTTTGCGTCTTGTGAAGCAGATAGTACAATCTTATGATCCGCATTGTTACGCTTTGCTACTTCTTGTACTTTTTCAGCAACCTTTGCGTGACCGGATGTCGGAGGATTCATACGACCAAATGCAAGAACGCCATGCTTTTCTTCTTGTTGTTTTTTCTCTTTAGGTACATTCTTATCAGTCATCTCTTTCGGTGCATCACCTGGACGTGGACGAGCAGCAAAATTAGCAGCACTAAAATCTGCACGATCAACAAGTTTAGTAGGACGTCCATCTATCGTAACAACAGATCCTTCACTTTTTGTTGGTTGTAACTTGCCCTCTGGATCCGTCTTGTACGTTGTAAAGTCACCCTTAACAGCAGGTTCAATAGCATGAATCAACGTGTTCTTTGCTTTTTGAATGTGGCTATGTAACTCAAGAGCATTGGTTAGATGTTTCTTATGCTGATCGACTTGCTTCATCGATAGGTCAAGAGCCTTTTGACGAGTAGCTTTACCTGCAGCTGTCTTTAGCTTATCAAGATCTTTTTGCCCTTTTTGCTGAACATGCTCTTTGTATCCAGCAACAGACGGAGTAGTCCCCTCACGTACTGTTTTATTAATATATGTCTTAAGGTTTTCCTGATGCTGCTGGATTGCATCATAACCCTTGTCTTTCATAATACGTTGATGTACAGCCTCTGCATTGTTCATGTGAGTATGAAACTCATCAGATGTCTTTTTGTTGAAAGCAGCTTTCGTTGCGTCAATCGTTGGCTTAATCATATGCACATCGGAGTGCTCTTTGAATTTATTAAAGTCTGGCTTGAAGTCAGCTTTCATTGACTCAAAATCTTTACCCTTATATTGTGTATGTACGACAAGTCCAAACTTTGATTGTTCAATCTTGCGACCTTCAGGAGATGTCTTCTTTACACCATATGTAATTGTGTTTGGTTTGAAGTGATACTCATCACCGTTAGACTTGACATCGCTTTTTCCTGAATGCATCACATCACCTTGATACACTCCTTTATCTGGTGCAATCTTTGGAAGATGTTTAAGAGCATGCTTTAACTTTTCTGCAAGTCCAGGAACGTTACCGTGATTCTTTTCAATGTCCTCAGGAGAATAGTTTATTTTAGGATCTTTATTAAAAGCAGACTTACTCGCAACAAAGAACTTACCTGTCGTTGGATGATGTCCAAATACGATAGAAGGAGAACCATCATACTTTGTTGTAATGTGAGCATCTTTTCCTCCACCAGACATTGCTTGGTGTACAGCATGCAAAGTCTTGGCAGCATGCATATAACCTTCCTTACCAGCATTGATTGGATGATCTTCTGCATGCTCGAGATGCTTTAATTTGTCTTCCGAAGCCACAGCTTCAGATAAAAAGTATTGAAATGATATCATATTACGATTGTTCCTGATGATGGCTTACCAGCTAATCTAAAGCTGGCCATTACGTCTATTGATACGGGTTTGTCTGGAGCAGAGAGTCCTCGTGGCTGAATACGGACTTCTAAGTTTGCTTTAAGCGAATTCATTACCGCAATATTATTCACCCCAAATTTTTCTGCAATCATCTTTTTTTCCTGGGGTGTTGCATTGCCACTCTCTTCCAAGAACCAAATCTCTTTTCCTATCATCATCATTAATACACTGTGATCGGCATCGTTGCGCTGAGCTTTTTTAAATTTTGCACTGTAGTGATCAAGTATCTTTTGACCAAGCGTTGCATTTTCAATTTTTGCTAACTGATAGTTTGCAGTATTATGTGTAAAGTTTAGTAACTTTGATCGTCTAAGTTTTTTATCGCTTTCTACAGTCAACATACCAGAATATATTTTTGATACTCTCTTATCAAAATATGTCTTCATATCATTCAGTAAACGAACACCATTTTTCTTACAATCAGGGCTTGCGTTCATTACTGAAATTAATGTTTCTTTATCCGTTGACTCTTTATCGTTAGTACTGAATACACGACCATCAAACACCCAATCACGCATGCTACCCATCTGTGCTTTGGGATCAGCTTTATACTCAATATGAACGTCAATATTTTTTTTATTGACCATAAGTCTGAAACCAAAATCAGGAAACCCAGTAGCAAATCCCGCAGGTTCAGCGAAAGCCTCCGGGTTTCCTAATTGTTTTTTTATTTTGTGGAAAGCATCCGCTTCCGCATGCATTGCTTGATTGCTTACTGCCATAGCCTAGTCCATTAAGTACTAGGCTATTTATCACAGCCCAATCGCACGTCCTTCAAACTTCAGCGGTGCACCATGTTTGTAATCATGTTCAAGATAAGCAGCCAAACATTCGAAAGTCACAGCGCTATCCATATCTTTTGCCTGCTCAAGAGCATGTTGTGCATTGCGCACAAACTTAATCAAAGATTCTACTGTGATTGTTGGGTTATCGAATGAACTGATGTGTGGTTTCATCCGAGCAGCACGTTGGTACATAAGAACTCCTTAAAACTATATTTTACATCATAAGATGGAGTTTTACAACTTAGAATATTTGTGTCCATTCAAAGTTAAGAACTTGCTTAGATTTTCTACCTTCTGCTGTTTTATTACGCTCTCTGACAAATTTTTTAAGTCCGTGACGAAAAGCATCATTGCCCCACGAACTCACAGGATGTATAAGTGTGTTATCATCTGGATATATTGTAAACGGTACATCTTCCCAGGACACGTTCCTCGCTCCACGAACGTACTTAACCTCCCACGTCTCCATTTTTTTTCTTTTCGCAACGCGTTTCAAAGTTTCTAAAAAATACCTATCACCCCAATGAACATTAACAAACTCTTCATCATATCCACCTGTCTGCCAGAAATCATATTGGTGGACAAGATAGTCGTTTAAAGAAAAGTTATCAGGTGAACCTTTGTTCAATTCATAGAAAGAGTAGTAAGAGCCCTTGATCAAATCATCTTCACAAACATTAATCGTCTTCAATGTCTTGTCCGGATAGTGACGATCAATGTCCGACATTAAATTCCAATCTGTCGTTGTATATTTCATTAATAGATTTCTTGTACCATGGGAATTGAAACCAATATCGTTAATGACACGAAACAAATGCATATGTTTTGTTGGTTGATTCTTTTCAAAAAAATCAACTGCTGGATTTTTCATTGAACCATCATCACCAACATTGAGAATAAATTCGTACCCTTCACTCTCTAACCTCTTTACTGTTGAGTACCACCACTTTAACAATTCGAAATCGTTGTAGTATGTTACATTGAGTGATATCATGAAGAGAAATGGGATATAATTAGTTGATCATATCGTGAAAATTTATTACGCCACCATTTTTCTGGTTTAACAGTAGCATGTGCGTTACTTCCGTCAACAAGCAGTTTGGTCGATGTCCGTGTTGATATACCAAAAAAGATTGCTTTTTTTGAATAATCACATATTGCATCCATCACATCATCAACAAGATGCTCCGGAACATGCTCCATTACATCAATACAAACAATCAAGTCTGCTTGTTTATTTGGCTTGGTAGCATATCTTTCAACACCAGGATCAAAAAGAATCACTTGCTCCAGACCGAGCATTTGCTTCAGTTTATAATATTCCCATGCTTCGGCTTTTCCACAGCCATAATCAATAACACTTTTTATATTGGATGATTTTATTAATTGTGTAATTTCAGGTAGGTAGGCAACAATAGAATGCCCTTTAAAAAAATCAGGCTTTTGTTCATGCGTATCTTTATATACTTTATAGGTATCTTCTAGTGTCTGTGTAGTCATTATATTCATCAATCCATTTCTGTGCGTACATCGTATCGTTATAATCTATAAACCAAGGACCACCGTCAGTGTAATGAATAGCCTTTGGATGTTCGATATAATAGTAATCATCGAGCGTATTCCACTCCATAGTTATACTACCGATTTCATCATCCTGTAACCAATCAAACTGATGCAGCTTGCGTCCCGGCATCACCGTATTGACATACTCTGGTGTCAAAGCTCTGTTAGAAGGGTGCGCATTATTGAACACCATTAAGCTGGCCCAGTTTTTTCGTGGCATTGAGTGCTGTTCGACACCATCCATTTTTATACCTGTACGTGGTACATATGTTGGATGCTTTACTACGCTGACAGCTTTGTTCTCGTTGACAGTGTATACCAAGTTACTTATATCTTCAAGAAATAAAAAGTCGCAATCACAAAATACAGAAAACTTTTTACCCATTCCCTGTCCGTACATTTCTATAGACGGAATCATAAACCGAGTGTATGTGAAGTCGGTTGATTGATTTGGTTCTTTAGGACGAGTGTATGTGTCAATGTTCTCACTCTTCAAAAACCAAATGTCCGGCTCATCAAATAATAATCTTTTCTTAATTGAGTAGGCACAGACTTCCGCTGCAATATCTTCGCGCTCATCATAACCAATGTATACATTATAATTCATATTGTAAGTGATTCCTAAAATTAATATCAGGCATGTAACTACTGTACATCTCATCGTTCATAACAATCCGATTATAAGCTGCATTTAACGATTGATCAAGATTACCAATATCGCTAAACATAAATTTCTTACTGCTTATAAGTGCAGAAGGGAACGCATTACGTGACAGGCTTCCACCGTCTGTAAACAACACAGACGGTACTTTCATAAACTTTGCTGGCCATGCAGCCGTACCGTGGTAACCAACAAATCCCTTTGCTTTTCTCAATAGACTAACCAAACGATCAACTGGTGTTCTGTAATCAACAACAGCAACTTCATATTTCTCTGTTAGTCGTTGCACAACGTCAGCCCAGTAATCAGCAATTGGATCTTTCCATGCCTTCCCGTATTCTTTCAACGATTTAAGATTACCTTGTGTTGAGTTAACAACAATCAGATTAGTATTACCAACGTTTGGTTGTTTGGGATACCAGTGGTTGTGAAATTGATCTTTACCAACAACACCCCAATCATAGTTGGTGTGGTTGATATCAAGTGGATTGTCAAATTTATGAATCAATGTAACATCCGTTCCTTGCTTCTCACAAAGCATATCAAAGAACGAAGCTCTCTCCCACAACGCTTCGGGATCTGATCGATGCACTTTACGGTTCTGTCCATGTGACCATCTGAAAGTCAAACGAACGGGTGTCTTGAGTTTATAAGAGACATTGTGTGCATAACAAATTGGAGAAATGATATCACCGTAGCCTATCTTCCCCTTCCACTGAATATCAATCATTATATATTTCCGGCTTTTCTTTCCTGGTAAAGTGCATACAGTATGAACTCTAACGACGAAGCTTCAATCTCCCATGGTAGATCCGAATACTCTATTGTATCTATATCGACCCTCTCACCTTTCCATTTATCATTTGCTGGATTCAATTCACCTTTTGCAAATTGTTTCACATGCACCATTTCATGGGCAAGAGTAATCAATGTATTTTTTAAACTACGTCGCGATCTCAACTCAATGATAAATTCTCTTGGTTTGTACCAGTCATTATAATATGATATGCTACAGTTTCCTAGATCACCAATACTCGATTTCATAACAATTTCTATTGTGATATGCTTCATCATTTTTGATGAAAGCAATTCGCTGGCGAAAAAACGAGTACCGCTGATCAGCTCCTGTTCTACTAAAGGATTCCTGCAACCGGTTACTAGGATTTTCATTAGTCGTCTACTACGGCTTTTTCGATTCCATCACTAAGAAGATTCCAAATATCGACAGGTGAGTTAAACAAAAACCAAAAGCATGAGAATGCTATACTCAATCCAAAGCCCAAGACGACCAATGGATAAACAACTAACCATGCAAGCGCTTTAACAATAAACATCAGCTGAATCCTTTAAACGCTTCTCTATTAAACTTACCTTCACCAGGTTTATCAAAAACAGGTTCATCATTCATCACGTTCTGTTGAGCAGATTGTTCGACATCGTACAATCGCATCTTTGGTCTATCGACTCCAACGACAAACCGTTTCATAAATGTTGGATCACCATACCTATTTTTCAATTGCTTAAACATAATTTGATTAAGCTGTTGTAATTCATCTGTAGTAATCATTGCAGCCATAAAGTCAACGGTTGCTGGTAAACCAAATGACTCTGATGTATCTTCAAGTCCCACATCCGAATTAGTAAATCCTGATCGTGTCGTCTGGGTAGCAGAGACAATAGGTACGTTGAATTCAACTGCAAGACCTCGCAACTCTTCTGCGATTGCCTTAACGTAAGTGTATGAATTGACATTCGCACCTTGCTTAAGCCGACTAGACGCACATATATTTAGATAATCGATGTAAATGATGTCTGGTGTAAACTTTTTCTTTAAACGAAGTTCGTTTAACAAGTGTCTGAAATTAGCGGATCCAACAGAAGCGGTTGGATATTCCTTAATAATTAACTTACCAGGTGCTTTTTCTCGAATTTTTTCAATCCGTTTCTCATAAACATCACGAGGTAATAAAGCTAACTCATCAAGTGGTGTGTTCAACAAGTTGGCATCAATACGTTCAGCAATCCTCTCCTCAGCCATCTCCATTGTAATGTACAAAACATTTTTACCAATTGAAAGATGCGAAGCAGCACAGTGACACATGAACAACGACTTACCAACACCGGTACCAGCAAGAATAACATTCAATGTTTTCTTTGGTAAACCACCTTTTGTTATCCTGTTCAAATATTCCAAATCAAAAGGAATCCGTTCTTCCTTTTTATGATAGAAGTCGTATCGAGCTGAGGCATCGTCAATAAAGTCGTGGCCAATGTGAGTGTCAAACGATACAGCGAGGGCTTCCTCTAAAAGGGAAGGAATCATCCCGGGTGTTGATTTACCTGTCTTGTCATCAAGGATTTTAATTGAGTCAGATATCGCATTGAAAATTGCTTTATCCTTACAAAACTTTTCTGTCTGTACAACAAGCCATTCCACATCAGCTGGCTTCTCTTCCAGCTGAGCAAGACGTAATTTTAATGTAACAAATTCATCGTTTGTAAAATGTGCTTGGTTTTCTATTTCCGCCTCAATAGCAACCTTGTTAGGAAACCTGTTGTACTGATCAACATAACCAGTAATAGTTTCAAATATAACTCGATCGCTTCTATCGTGAAAATATCTAGTCTGCAAAAAAGGAATGACCTTGCGGCCATATCCTTCATTATACAAAAGGTTTGAAAGGATCAAGTCCTCAACCATTTAAGCTCCCAAAGGCAAGAAATCAATATTGAATGAAAAAGAAATACGGGTGCTATCCGAATGCATTTCTGGTACACCATGATACAACCATGAAGGCCAGAAATACAACTTACCTTGCTTTGGCTGAATAGTCATTGATTCAGCAGCAAATGGTGTTGCACTTTGTTGTTTTAGTGGTGGCTCGTGCATACGAAATGCTGCCGTAGGATTCATTAGTATCAGAGGACTGCACGTATCATCTACTTTGGAATAGAACGTTCCAGAGAAATGAGAACGAGGGTGGTTGTGTGGTGGGTGATAGCCACCTTTACGCATCACATTGACCCATAGATCAACAGAGCATTTCTCAATATTCAACTCATAATCAACCTCTTCTGCATATCTTACAGCAACAGAATAAATTGCTTGGCGTAAACCATTCATATGAGTAATTTTTTCAATTTCTGGTCTATTGAAAAATGTGCTGTAACCACCCTCATAGTTCTTTCTATCACCAGCGAGCTTCAGTGCATCCTCATTAATCAGATGCGTTGGTAAATCCATATCAACCTCTGCAATCAAGACAGGAAAGACAGGATTAGAATTTATAACACGATTTCCTTCTGGACCAGGACCTGTATAGGAAAACTCTTGCACATCATTCGTCATTATTTACTCCATATTTAAATTCTTGTTGTACTGCTTCTTCAAGCAGCGCCATTACCGATTCAGTATAATATTTCTCTGGCTCTTCATTAATGTTTTTACCAAAGCAGCTTGACCCATCAGGCAGTTGATACCGCGTTGAAACTTTCTTAAAGATCTTATACTTTTCAGCCAACTCTAAGAGGCCGTAGTACCGATCGAGCCCTTTGGCATAAGTAAGTAGCACTTCGATTTGGCTGTTCTCTTTTGAGAGTCTGGACTTGTACATTTTAACTTTGATGATGTTTCCGATGACATCTGCACCATCTTTTTCTTTTCGTTTGGAGAGCATAGCAATAGTGCTCGCTGCGTACTTGAGGCCTGTTCCACCACTCAACTCCTTTGTAGGCACGTATGAACCGACTAGCTCATAGACGTGATTGGTCACTAACAAAGGGATTTTAACCTTTGCCAGCTTCAAAGTCAACACACGAAATGCTGCTTTGATAATTTGTGATTTGGTCATGTCTCTTGTATCTTTGCCTTCCAAACTATCTTCCATCTCTTTAGAAGTAGATAACTGGCCAAGACTATCAAGGACAAACATCATAGGTGGTCGTGTTTTCTCGTCTTGCTTTTCATATGCATCAATCAATTTCAATGCGTGTGTTTTAAATTTCTGAATTGTGTCTGGTTCTGCAATAATGATTCGCGATGTATCGATCCCACGATCTTCCATCATTGATTTGGTAATCGCAGCTTCCGTATCGTAATATACTACTCCTCCGGTTGGATTTTTTTCAAGGAAGGATCTGACGACCCCAAGAATGAAAAAAGTTTTACCAGTAGCGGACTCTCCTGCAAAAGCAGTAACTTTATTATCAGGTACGCCGCCATAGAGGCTACCTGAGAGAACAGCGTTGAGAGCGTAGCTGCCAGTATCAATAAAACCCCCAAACTCAGCGCTACCAGTGCCGTCAGAGGCCATAGAAGTATCTTCATCTCTTAACTCCTTCACCAACATCTTAAAAAATTCACTCATCGTCAAGATCTCCAAGAACATCTGCTATATAATTAAAATACCCACGAGCAAAGTCATCCGCATCAGCTTCTTCACCTTCAACGTTTAGGTATGGGTTAGAATATTTTTGATCCGCAGCTGCTTGATCATATCCTTGTTTATATGGTGCTTCCGCATACTTGCTGATCTTTGTTGCTTTCTTCATCTATCCTGCTCCATCTCTAGTTGTTTCATGTAATGATCATACAGGTTATTATATGCTCTTACAATTGCTGGTGATACAGTATTAAACTGTTCATGCTCTTGTCCAACTGCATCTGCAAGAGCTCGAGACAATTTAAGCTCTATGGCTGTACCAATTGGATGTACTTCAAAATCTTTCATATTAAACCTTAATTAATGTTAAGTAAAATGATGATTGTCTTACCATTTGCTCTTCTGTAAACAAATCGTCACTGCACGGCAGTAATTTAAATTTAGCAAATTGTTTTAGCCACCATTCTTTTGGACGCAATGTTACATGATGTGGCTCGTCTAAAAAAGTCGCTATGCTGCAAACAAATAAACCATTCATCTTCAAGTTGTTGCGAATGTTAATTATTAAACCAGAAACATCTATTTCTGGAATATGCTCCATTACATCCCACGCTGTGATAAGATCACATACCCCTGTAACACTTCTATCTTGGACAATAAAAAATGGTTTTGTTATGTCCGCCGTAAAGAGATTGTCAGGAATTGTAGCCCACTCTGCTCTTTTATGCTTCAGAGAAAAATCACTACCCTCAATACCAATTGCTTCATGCCCATCATCAAGCATATCTTTCACTAACCCACCACCTGAACATCCAAGATCGGCCATGACAATCTTTTTACCATTTGTGATTTCATTTAGTCTTGCTACAAATTCAGGCTTATGTGTATTATCAACCATAGTACCTTTTGGCTCTATGTGATCATGGCTTTCATATGCGATAGGGAAGTCCGTTAAAACAGTTATCATATTGATTTTTTCTTTATGTGATTGCCCCCAATATTGTCAAGTTTAGTTTTAAATTGACTAATCTTCTGACTTCGGTTAGGCCATTTAATAATATCCATATCCGGATTGGCATTAAGATTTTTCAAAAGAGGCAGTACTGCATCATACATCTGTTGAAGCTTTGTTGTCAACATTTCTATTTCGGTCTGATGTGTTTCTTTTTCTTCTTCTGCAATAGAAGTAAGTTCTTTCTCATCAATGATTGTAAATCCAAAATCATCATCATCAAAAGAAGCTATCGATAGTTTGCTGGTCATTTTGTTCTTCCCACTCTATGGCTTGCATGATTGTTCTTAGTGGCTCAAGGAATGCTTTGTCAAACTGGGTATCATAGTCTAGGTACTTGTCCATTCCCAATTCTTTTGGCAACTTTCCCGGTGTTGCGATAACGTTTGTAGGTAGTGGTGATGAATCAAGAATGTAACAGAACTTGATCTTCTCGCCTTCACCAATCGGTACGTACTTTGCTCCAAGCTGTTTTATTCGAAGCAGATGATTATATATCAAAGCACCTTTCACATGAATAGGTGTTCCTTTAAGAAAGTTAAGCGTGCCAGTGTTATATGATTTTTGAACTAATACACCGCCGGCGTACACATCTTTAGGTAAAAGACCTCTCACACTTCGTGGGAAAGCAATTTCTTCAAATGGTAACTTCTTAAAATCTTTCCTGTATTGTTTAATGAAAGCTTGAAGATCCTTTTCTTCTTTATTCATAATAATATGGAAAGCATTCTTCAAATTTTCTCTACACGTTGCTGGTGTTGATGAGCGAACAGACTCAATACCCAAAATCTTGAGCTTTGGTTCACTATAGCGAACACCCTCCAAGTCCCATACATTAAGGATATAATGTTTCTTGCCTGTCCATATTCCTTTGTTTGCAATCGCCTCGCGTTTCATCTTCATCTTCTGCTCATATGCAGAAACATAATCAGCAAGTTCTTGATAACACCTATCAATGTAAGGCTCAAAGCGAGATTGACATGCTCGGTCAATGAAATCAACAATCTGCTCTTTTGTCATCTTTTCTGTAGCAGGACCATAAACTTTCTCAACAAACCTATCTAATGTAATGTACATCGAATCGGTATCAACAGCAATTACATAATCGTAGTTATCTGTTTTTAGTAGATTGTTGAGGTATTCGTTTATCTTACGTTCCATCCAACGAATGGAAAGTTGTCCAGACTTTGTAATAGATTCAGCTAACCTATTGTCAAACCATCTAAAGAACTGATTGGATAAAGCTCCATAAGCGGAGTTCAGTTGAATCTTTTTAGCAAGCTGCATGTTATGACAACGAGCAATTTCATTGACAAGAGCCTGTGAAGGTGCTTGTTCATATGCTTTTTTTGCTTCAAGCATTCGCTTCTTCCAAGCTGAACGATCGTTGTACATTTTCTCCATTAGTGTAGGAAGAAAGCCACGCTCCGTCTTATCAAACAAACAACCTGTAGGTGTGATTGTACAGTTGTGTTTGTTCATAACATCTTTAACTGTTTCGAATCGTAAGAAATAATCAGCTTGTTTGAGAATGAAGTCTTGTTTACTATGCTCGACAATCTCCTGCTCAACCAAGCCATGGATCTGTGATTTGATTGCTTCGTATGTGTTAGTAACTTCATCTGCTGAACGTGTACGATCAAGCTCCCCATCAAGGAACATATCAACGCTGCGTGAAGTGATTGCGAGATCATACTCAAGCATTTGACCCTTCAACGTCTCTGGTGAGATGTTGTACTGCATAATCAAATGTGGGTACAGACTATTCAAGTCAAATGATACAACCCATTTGTACATACCAGGCTTCGGATCTTTAACAAACGCTCCTTTAATCTGACGTGGTTTATCTCCACGCTCTTTAAGAGGAATGACGATCTTACGCTCGATAAGATAGTTGTGAATAATAACATCCCACATACTTACTGTTGTGAGACTATCAATCATGTTAACTTTGCCGTCATATGCAATAGCATATACTTGATCAAGCAACTTCATCTTCTGGTCGAGTTTATACACCAAGTCCACATCTCGGATGTTATAGTTGATGTAATTACGGAAGTCACCCTTATAGAATTCATCTAGTGTCTCAAATCCCAACTCCGTATAATCAAGTTTACGTTCACCAAGCTCAACAAACGCAATGTGATCTAGTTTGAAACTCTCTTGGTTTTGGAAAGAAAACTTCTTATACAACTGAAGGTAATCAAGGACATTAATACCAGCAGGTATATTCATGTACTCTATAGTATTAGAGGGTGTGGTTGGATCTTTTGATGTTGTGCGCGCAGAAGGTGTAGAATTTGGATCACGTCTTTGTTCCCAAAGGTTCCATGGTGACAACCTCTTTGCCATCTTTTCATCAAACAACCGAGTGATACGGTTTATCAAGTAAGGGATATCAAAGAACTCGATGTTCCATCCCGTAACAACATCTGGTAGCCATGCTTCCGAACGCCATATGTTGAGAAATTTCTCAATCATATCTCTTTCACTCACACACTCGATATATGATACGTAACTAAGCTCAGGTGTGTACGGTTTAAGACCAAATGTAATTGCACGTTGATCCTTGCGAATCGTGATTGCAGTGAGTGCCTTATCAGCAGTTTTGATATTAGGGAATCCACCTTCTGAATCGGTTTCAATATCAAGTGTGACAACACTTATAAGAGTTGGGTCGTAATTGACTTCACCAGGAAAGGCATCGTTGATATACTGGTAATGAAATGACTCAGGACCATACCCGAACATTTCGTGACCTTTTGTCGATTTATATTGATTAATATATTGTGAGGCAGAACGCATGGATCCATGCTCTATTTTAGATACACCTCTTCCATCAAGAGTCTTGTATCCTTCCTCACCAGAGTTACCCGTCAACACAAATGTGTATGGCGAGTATTCAATAACGTCTTGGTATCTACGTCCGTCTTCATATCCACGGACGTAGATTTTGTCAAATGCTTTTAATACGTGTGTGTAAAATTTCATAAGAGATATTATATATCACACAACGAAGAAAAGCAACTATCAATAATAATGTTTCAGTCTATTACTCGCACGTGCGTCAGCGTATTCTACTAGGAAATCCCAGCATGCGGAAAAAAATCTTTTCATAGCATTCCTCTTCTTTGTAGGTTTCTTAAAGTACGCTCTACATCAGCACCATCAACACAATGCTTAAAATATTGGTCGATCTCTTCTTGGTACGATGGTGCAAATGTTTTACGCACCCATTCCCATAATTTTTCTATATGCATGTTTCTACCCATATGTCTTTTGAACAAAAAAATGCCGGCACGAATGCCGGCACGCGATCACATTAGTCTTTTGAACTTTCTGTGAGTAACTGCTTCTCTGCTTTTTTATCAGCTTTGATTTCGATTTTCTTTGGCTTCTTATGCTCTGGAATGATACGCTCAAGGAAAACCTTCAACATACCATTGATCATTTCAGCATCTTTAATTTCAATCTGATCTTCAAGAGCAAATGTACGAGTGAAGTTACGATTAGCAATTCCTTTATACAAGAAATTACCATCTCCTTCTTCATTCTTTGCACTGCCTTTAATGATCATGTTGCTATCTTTAAGTTCAATTTCAATATCCTGCCTTGCAAAACCGGCCACGGCGACTTCGATAACATATGTGTTATCGCCAGTTTTCTTAATGTTGTATGGAGGATAGTTGGGAATGTTTTTTGTCAGGTCATCATGTAGCTTTGCTATACGATTAAACTGATCATCAAAACCAACAAAGAAACGATCATAATCCTTGAATCCAGGACCGAACAATGATAGATGAGTCATAATAAACCTCCCAATTACTTCTTAGCAGTAAACAACTTTGATACAACAACTTCTGCTGCAGCACCTGTCACATCCCAATAAGTCTTAGCGACTTGTTTGGTAAATGCTGTCTGTGCGTCAACAAATTGTTGGAGGGGTTTACGGACTTGTTCGTCTGTGACGAATGTTTTGAGCCAAGACGTCTTGGATGATTGAATGGCATCAATAGCCATGTCTGCGTATAATAGCATAATTGCTCCTTTAATAAGCGAGTTAATAAAATTTGCCAACCCCGAAGGCATCGGCACCGCTGGATATTTTACTACCCTTCAGCGGCATGGTAGGTCTCATCACTGAGATATATTTATTTATATTCCTATTCCACTAGGACGTAATCTTCTTTTGACACACCACACTCCGGGCAGTTAACAAAATCAGGTAAGCTCAGATAATCAGCTTCTGATAAAGTGTGACCGCAGACAATACAAACGTAAACTTTTTCAGACATTATAGAACCTCCAACAAATGTTGATATGCTTGTGCATGGCGCTTTTCTACTTTCGCAAGTGCCGCAAAACGCTTCTCTGCCTTATTCAACACATCCATAAATTGTTCAGCGTGTAGCTTGCTTTCCGCAATCTGATGTTCAGCTTCTGCTACAGCAAATAATTGTCCTTCACGTTCAGCATCTGCTTTGAATTCTGGATACATCGTAGTGAATTCATAAGTCTCACCTTCAATTGCTTTCTCCAAGCATTCTTTAGTTGAAGGCTTACCAATCAACAATTCAAGATGACCCCATGCATGAAGAAGTTCTTGGTCGGCGGTGTGCCAAAAATGTTTTGCAACATCTTCATATCCTTCTTCCATGGCAATCTTAGCGAAATACCGATACTTGATATGAGCCATTGATTCGCCAGCCAATGCGCTCTCAAGATTTTTTAATGTTACTGACATATAAACTCCTTTTCAATTAGTTCTATTATTATATATTTCTATCAATTAAGAAAACCAATTGATATTTTGAATCAGAGTAATAGTAATTCAACGCCAGCTTCATCAAACATTATCTTTGAAGTATCAAAATTAAATCGCTTCGCTTGTGTCTCATTTGGTACCGTGGTAACTACTGTTTTGATTCCACGCTGAATAATTCCTTTTGCACAATCTGTACAAGGAAACAAAGTACTGTAAAGCGTTGCACCTCTAACATCAGAAGCATTATCTAAAGCATTACGCTCTGCATGTGCAACAAACAATAACTTCATATCTCTATTATTGTATCGCTCTCCACAATCATATACACCACGTGGGAATCCGTTATATCCAAGACCGAGTACTTGCTTGTCATCATTAACGATAACAGCACCAACTTTAGTAGAAGGGTCTTTGGACCAGCCGGCCACGTGCTCGGCTAGATCCAAAAACCGTTTATTCCAATCCGTCATACTTCAATCACTTTCATTGGATCAAATTCAGGATTCACTTCGTACCCATGATAACCACGTGGGTTTGCAACAACACGGCACGTGTTGATCATGTAATCTGAAGACGTATGAATGTGACCATGTGTCCAAAGTTTGATCATTGGATGATCGATAATGAAGTCAGTTAGATCGGATGCATAAGCACCGTTCAGTCTATCACCAACATATCGTCCACTAATAGATTGGAACGATGGTGCATGATGACCAACAACCACCATCTTATGTGGTGCTTCTGGGCTCCATGTCTCTTTAATGTACATTGCATCAATGTATGCAAGCATGTTCTTGTGATACATGATGGCATCATCGGGATGAAATTTACAACTTGGATTACCCATTGCTACCTCACCGTTATAAACACCACGGTAGTCGTTCATCATCCTTTGTGCATCCCACTTAACTACTGGGTCGTTACGCTTGAAATCTGTCCATAACGTACCACCCACGAATACAATATCGTCGATAACCACACTGTGAGTGTCGAGAATATGTAAGTTAGAAAGATGCGCATACTGACGGGAAAGTACATCATAGGTATAAGCATAATTCCCATGGTAATGCTCATGGTTACCAAGAACGTATATAACATTTTTAAAATCCCTACAAACTTGTTCAAATAAATTTTGTGTGTTCTCTGTAGTCATGCTTTTAGGCATTTCCAGGTCAGCAGCAACAGTAATATCACCTGATAAGATTAGAACATCGGCACCAGCGTTGGGGATTTGAATATCCCCAAACTCAAGATGTAAGTCACTGACTATTTGTATCTTCATCGTATTCTACCTTGTGGATAAGTTTGTCACCAAGCCAATGGCAACACATTTCTTCCTTGTTTTGCTTAAGACGCTCCATTTCCTTTTGCAATTCTTCATATGTTACTTCACGTCCATCAATAATTTGCTCACCTAGATGGCGTTGTGTAACTTCCTCAAAATTGCGACTATGCTCTGTCATAACAAGCTCGTCATAAGCATGTTCCAACGTTTGTGCTTCGATCGCATACTTCATACGAAAGGTGCTGGTTGTATCAATTAGGAAGATTGGCATGAAAAACCTCTTTAGGCATGTTAATGAGATTGGGATTGTCTTTAAAACGACCCATGTTATCAACTGGTCTGGAAGGTTTAGTAAACACATCCATAGTCTGTTGACTTGCTACTTTAGGCTCATATATCGATCTAAGATGTATGTATGCCTGCATAGCATTACCAAATTTAGTCATAACATCTTTATGAACAAGGAAAAAACCTTCGCTTTCTTGTACGCCAAGTGCAATAGCACCATCTGCATTTGTGAAAACGAAGCCGTCTGGGGTGGTAGAAAATGTAATCATGTGACGATTGTACAACATATTAAAGTTATCGTCAACTATAGCTAAATAGTTACTGGTTCTATCAAGAAAGCAAATGGATCCGCTAACACTGCTGGCCCTGGCAAATGGGGCAGTTGCAGCCGTAAAAAAGGGCTGTCAACTCTATAAAGACATAAAAAGTGCAGCTGGTGATGTAAAAGGTGTTCTACAAGATATGGAAAAGCAGTTTGCTAAGCAGACTGAGGGTAAGCCGCCGACCAAAGAACAGAAACAACAATTTGAAGCAAAGAAAAAAGAAGTTGTCGAGAATCTTAAAAAAGATCCCAACGACATCATCGGAATCATTGGTGACCAATTAGGAACATTCTTCGATGCTATGGACAAGATTGAAGAATTATTCTACGAAGAAGAAAGAAAAGCTAAAGAAGTCTACACCGGCGATGTGTCTCTAAGCAAGAGAGCATTACAACGTGTATTGATTCGTTCCAGACTTGAACAGATGGAAGTTGAATTGCGTGAGCAAATGATCTACCACGTACCAGCAGATTTGAAAGATCTGTGGACACGATTCCAAGATATGCGTGGCCAGATTATTGAAGAACAAAAGGTTGCAAGAAAAATAAAAGAAAAAGAAGATGCAATCAAGGCTGCTAAACGTAAAAAGAGAATGGAAACTCTCTCATTGGAAATTTCCTTGGTCGTAGGACTAATATTGATATTTATTGTGGTCGGTGTTTTTTTTACGTGGCTTCACTTTGATAAGAAGAAGAGATGGCCAGAGCTAGAACAAAAAACTTATCAGCAAGAGTTGGAAAAGGAACGGAAGCTGAGAAACGAAAAAATCCTAGAAGCAATTCGATACCTTGATGAAAAGAATCACGAACAAAACAAAAATTAATAGCACTAAATGAAAAGAAATAAGTACACATTTTTAGAATGGGTATTTGACAACGTTGGTTTTGGTAAATTTATCCTTATCCTTTATCTTGTTTTTATTTTGATATTATTAGGAACTCTCAGTGTAGTATTTGTAATTACTAAAAATTAATGTCAAATAAAATAGTTTGGTATACAGTAGTAGCAGTTGCTGTTGCTGCTCCCTTAGTACCTGATCAGTACCGGGTTAGTATTAACGTTCCTTCGCTGACACCAATATCAACCAAAAAATCAAATGACAATACTGTGGTGGCGGCATGTACGCTTGTACGTGAATCAAACACGCCACAAGGAATGCACGTATGCGAGTACAAGTGTGAGGGATCTACTTCGTCTCTTTACAAGACTTCCATGACTAATAACTACGTCTGTGACAAAAATATTAAAGAGCGAATAAAACCAGGTAAGTAAATTAGGCTTTACGGCCAATGTTATACTTTGTCACCAACTCCCACTCATCTTTTTCTTTGAATGGTATAATTTTGATTTGAGACATTGGTGCAACGGGTTCTTTAGTTTTATCAGCATCAACTAATGTAACAAGACCCCACTCTGCAATCAAATTAGCAATCGTGTTTCTACGAGCTATATCTTCTTCCGAGAAATTAGAAGGCTTGCCATCTAAACCAAACAACTCTTTAAAATGTACGATGTAATATAAACCTTGCTTGTGGAGAATATGACAAGACTGAAACAGTCGTTGTTCTTTCTTTGATGCAACACCAATCCTCGTAAGTGTCTCTCTTACTTTAAGGAAGTCTTCGTCAATCTTGAGTTTTACCTCTACTAGCGATTCGAGTTTGGTCATTATCTTCACCACGTTGTAATTTTTGTTTTATGTAGTGCAGGTTTTCTGACGTAAGTATAGATAGTGCTTGCGTTGCTTTTTCTGTGCTGTAACCATAAAATTGTTTAACTGCCGCAACATCCTCTATATTATCACGCTTCACCCACTTTGCAAACCTTTTTGCAGGTCGAATGCTATTTAGAAGATAGTAATATTGGAGTTTATTATCAACACTAGCTCGATTCATCTCGTTTGCATAGAGAATAGTATCGGCAAAGTAGGAAAGCGTTTTATTGACAACAAACGGCACATAATCCGATTCCGCAACACCCTCTTTAAATAAATCTTGTTTGTTGTGTGTAACGCTGTTAATAAAATCAAAAGGGCTCATATACAATATCTCTTACAATGAATCTGTGACGGTTTTCAAAAGCATACATTATAAGATCTGCTGCTGTTGAAGTCTCCATTTGCCATTTTTGCCTTGGTCGTAATACACCATCAATTAAATTACCCATCTTACTCTCAAACGCTCCAGGACGAAAATTCATCAAAGCAGGCCATCCTTTCAATGCTTGAAGCTGCCTTATTTGTTCATCGAGTGCAATTTTATGTATAGCGTAGGGGTGGTGTTTTGTTTTTTGGTGATAAGAAGTGTTGCTGCTTATATTAAGTACATATGTGTTGTTACGTCCAAACCAGGATTTGTATATAGCATTTAGAAGATCAACTTGCGCAAATCCCCAATAAGCATTATTAATAAAGACATCATAATCTTTTACTTGCTCAATTATACTCTTTATGTTTTCACGAGATACTATATCATAACCATTAGAACGTGAGAAACCAAGCATGGCTTCCGCCTCAGGTTCAAACCGTTCCCATAACTGTTTGCCAAGACCAGATGTGTGCCCTGTAATAGCAACCTTCATACTAACATCCTTACAAGACCGACCGTATCAATTGTTGTTAGCAATAGATAGTTAGCGAGCATGCCAAAAGATTTCCTAGTCCAAGCAGCCCAAGCATACAAGGCACAACCAGTAATCCAAATAGGATAGAGAGCCAAAAGAGGTGGGTTTGGGACCGTGCTTGCCATAGTAATAGAGCAACCCACACTGATAGCCCAAGCAAGCAACTCAATACTAAAACGAATGCGGTTGGACTTATAATCACTGCGTATCCAGTCAAATGTTGGTTTAAAAAGATCTATCATTACCAATGCCTTATCACGCCTGCAATAATGAAGCAATTGGTGATAATATAACTAACAACAATCAAAGTCCTTATTACAGCAATCCTGTCAGCTTGCTGGTGACTTGGATGAGCCTTCTCTCCAAGCGCTCGTGCCCACAAGGTCCAATAATATTTTATATATGCACGTAGCTTGTACTTCATTTAAACGAACACTCCACCATCACTTCTGTCATACATGCAGCAATGTTAATTTCTTGATCAGCGACAAATGCAGCTTGGTACTGATACTTAGCAAGAATAAGAACAAGGTGAGCAGCTGAAGACGGATCCATCAATTCAAACGTTTGATCATAAAACTTTCTAAAAAATGTTGCAGTATCAACATCTGCATTCTCACCTACCCATTTGCGGACATTGGAGAATTCTTTATTCTTTAGATATCCTATCAGTTGTTTGAATGATTCATCCTGCAAATCAGAAAGGATACCAACATCAATCTTACCTGAGGCAGCATAGCGCTGCAACTCATTAAGTACACGTCTCCAATCTGGGAAGTGTTTTGTTATGACGCTTGCAACTGCTTTTGGATCATACGGAACATCCTCTTTTGCAAGAACGGTACCAACACGTTTAAAAAACTGAGCAGCCAGCTGTGACTTCTCTTCTCTAGGAATAACAAAGTCAATGACACTCATTCGAGACCAAAGAGGCTCAATCAACTTGTTCTTAAAGTTGCATGTGAGAATGAAGCCACAGTTCTTACTGAACTGCTCGATGAAACCACGCAGTGCAGGCTGCGTACTGTTAGCATTCAAGTAATCGGCCTCATCTAAAATAACATACTTACGTCCACCTGTAAAGCTAACAGTAGAGGCAAAATTAAGAATATCATTGCGAAGAGTATCGATATTACCATGTAGACTGCCATTGATAAGGATATAATCAGCACCCAGCTGATCAAGCATAGCGCGAGCCACAGTGGTTTTACCAACACCAGCACGACCAGTAAGCAACAAATTAGGAACAGTGTCATCATCAACGAATTGTTGGAACACTGTCTTCAAATGCTGAGGAAGAATGGTGTCCGCAATCGTACGTGGGCGGTATTTCTCCACCCAAAGAAAATCTTCTCTCATATTGATTAGTTATTAAAGGTTGAATGATTTGAATCCGCCATTATCCAATATTCTACATCACTTCCCTTAAAATGTGAAATGTTCTTTGAAGAAATTTCCACATCATAGTCACCAGGCAATATTTTAATGTTCTCAGCTTTAAAAGCAAACTTAAATGTATAGTTACTAAGGCCAACTTCGATCTTAAAAGTATCACTTGTTGGATCCGATGGCTTACCAACCCCAATTGTTACATTCTCTCCATCGCCCTCAACAATAATGTGAGTCGATTGTAAAGCACCCAAAGCTCTCATTGCTGATTGCAAATTCTCTGCTGTTAGCTTGAAAGCAATCTCAGGCTCTGATACGTTTGGTGTTTTTGATGGAGGAGCAACAATCAATTCAGGATCAGCAAAGGTGTATGCTACCTTTTGACGTCCCTGACTAATCAATACCTTTGTATCATCATATTCAATCTCTGGTTCATTGAATAGCGATAACACTCCAATGAACCGTGACAGATCAAAGATAGCAAACTCTTTTGGAAAGCTCTCTCCGATTGTCGTTCTTGCTAAGATATTCCGTTGTGGCCCGATAGTAGTTTGTACACTACCTTCGCGAAACAGCATCGATGGATTAATCATAGCAAAGTTTTTCAATATCTGCATCGTGCGGTTTTCAAGTTTCATTTCGATTCCTTTTTCTTCAACATACCAGCATCAGCAGTTGCAGGAGCACCAATAGCAGCAAGATCTGCCAAGCTACCACCAAAGATATAACTACCAACGTGATTCATACTCATCCAAGGACATAGCCAAACTTTCATGCCAGCCTTCTCAACATTATAACAGAACATATAATCCTCAGACAGATAACGTTTGCTTACTGGATCAATGATACAATCAAAGTATGCATGGATCTCACGTGAGCCATCAAACGCTTCTGTACGAACGTGATCGGGCTTATACGACAACTGAGGGAATACATCTTTGTATTTTTCAAACGTCTTACGACGAATCATCATAAACCCTGTACCCATTTCCATCACTTCAACAGGCTGACCAATAGGAATCTCTTTCTGTCCACCTTTAGGATTAAAGACATAATCACCAACAAACTTCTCCAGTTTACCTGGATCTTCGTCAGCAAATCCCTTATCAACAGCAATCTTAATCTTTTCCCAACTAATACACTTCTTAGGATAAGGACCACCAATAACATCGTAGTCACTTTCTTCTGTCTGCAAAGCAAGCAAAGCAATAACGTCTTGAGGATTAAAACCAATGTCACTATCAATAAACATTAAGTGTGTTGCATCACTGCGCAAGAATTCATCAACGCAATAGTTACGTGCACGTGTAATCAATGATTCATTGAACAAGTAATACAATTGCAAAGGGATCTGATACTTGGCACAAATTGCTGCAAGGTCAGCAACAGAACGAGCATACATGCCAGCACATTGACCTCCGTACATTGGAGTGGCAAGGAATAGTTTCTTCGTCTGTAGTTCGGATACAGGTACTTTAATTTCAAATGTCATGTTAATCTTTCTTTTTTGTTGTGCCAAATGGTCGGCCTGGTTTACGTTTCACTGGTTCCGGTGGCTTCTCAACAGCCGTTTCCTCTGCAATAGGAATACCCAATTGCTTGAGAGCCTCTTGTTGAGCGTATGCTTCTTGTTGGTATTTCAGATCGTGTTGTTTGTTCTTCCCGTACGATCCATCATAGCTGTGCAGTGCCTCTGCATTAAACGAAAGGTACTGACCAATCCGCGTACCTTTTTGAATACGCATCGGTCCACACGTAACGTGCATTACACCAGCCATTACACCATCATAGCCTGTATCGTATAGACCAGATGTAAGGAATACACCGTTACGGTTGAGTGTTGATCTAGTAATCACCCATCCAGCTTCATTCTCACCAACAACAATCATATTCTCCATTACGACTTCATAATGTCCTTCTGGAAGATTGAAGTATCCCAATGCATCGGGCTTCATTTCATATGAACCACGATGAACCTTTTCCTTCTCGTCAATCTTAAATGTTGACTGCGACATCTTAAATACTTTACCTAACCTCAAATCAACTGCGTTCGGTTGTACATCGCCTTCCTTAACATTCGTCAACGACGAACGACTGTTAGGTCCCATAATATGTTTCATTGCCACTCCTTCATTATACTATCCATAACACATCTTACTCTTTGCTTCAGATAATCCATGTCACCATCATTCATAAGTACTCGGTCTACTAAGTGGTCATCAAAAGCTCTTTCTGTAATGTGACCATCATACTGATACTGAGGTCTAATAATTTTAATAATCTTTGCACCAAGACCTTTAAGCACACTATACTCATTATCAAAACGTAGATCAGTCACAACCCACAAGTCTGAAGGCAGATACCTAATCTCATTGACAACATAGTTAGTGAATTGCTTCTCATCATACCTACGCATCAACATACCAATTTCACGGACTACATGCCTTCCAGCAACAACACGTGACACCGAATCATCAATATTAAAATACAACGATGTGCGCTTGAATGTGTCGTACTGATCATTATCAGTCGAGTCTAAATTAAAGATATGCTGTACTTCTTTTTTAATTGGATCAGCAAACGCAATCGTATGTACGTTGTACTTAAAATACATCTCTTTGATCAACTGACCAACAGTATCCTTACCAGATCCTTTCGGTCCGGTAAGAGCAACAATCTTTAAACTCATTTTTTCCTACTTAAAGCATCAATGTAGTTAATATTACTAAACACATTGGCTATATTATGCAGCTGCTGGTGAGAAAAGTCAACTTCCTTTTCAAACTTACCATTCATCAAACCAGTGGGAGAGTCATCAAATAACACATCGTTGATACCAGCCCATATAGCAGCACTAGAATCCCATGAGAAAATATATTTGTGGTATTCGCGAAGCAAGTCAATCTCTTTAGGACCATCGACCATACCTAAACAATGGAAACGCTTCTCTGCCAAAGGACCAAGTAGTTTACGTTTCTCAAGCTCTCTAAAGACGTTCAAACGAGAGATATAACGTTGCATCTTATATGCATCA